TACAGTGATCCGCCAAGTTCACTGATAAATATAAGCGTACATGATTTGGATAGCACGTAAGATTATCGCTGGAGTCATAACCAGCACATATTTAATATCACTTGGGATACCATGTGAAAGACGAAGGAGAATACATATGGTGTTCAAGGCGAGAAAAGATAATAATGGCGAAGTTGATCCTGCGATCAATAAATTAGGTCGTATTAAAGGTACTGCTGAAATGTCCCGTCGAGCGATCAAGGACAGAGAACTTATTTCACTTCTGAGGAAGCTGAAACCGCACATGAGCGACAGTATTATGACTGCTGCTAGGATTATGAAGAATGATGAATCCAATGATGCGAATAAACTAAAGGCGAGTGCTTTGCTTATTTCTGTTTATAAGGAACTCCTGAAAGATGCTTACGATGGAGATGACGAATCTGAAGGAACTGAGATTCAGGGTAATACTCCAACATTTAGCCTACATGTCATTCCTCAAGTTCAAAAAGAAGATTAGAATAGAGATTTAAACCAAGGATAGGGGGCACCCGATAAGATAGATTCTTCACCTATCTTCCTTTGGTTCTTAGTGAAGTTCTTTGAAGGAGAATGAGAATATGGGAATCTTTACAGATTTAATACAAGAAGATGTTACCTATAATATTAAAAATCACTCGCCTGATCTTTCAGTAGATGGGGAATTTGTAGGGGAACGGTCAAATAAACGTCAATGGAGAAAAGCCAATTGTAATCTTCACGTTGTGCTTGTCCATGATACTGCTAGTAAATTCCCGAGTTGTAAGATTTGTTCTCTAAATGAGAAGATTGATACATTAAAGAATAATGGGATTAAAGTTATTGATAAACTCCAGAATAGGAAGTTAAGTGCCATTCTGAAGTGTGGTCACAACAAGATAGACTACTACATTGGTCTACTTAAGAAGCCTTTTTGTAAACAATGCAGAGATGATAAATTAATACAGAAATACAAAGATGCCGGTGTTGAAGTTTTAGCTTTAGGTTCAGCGACTGAAAAAACAACTATTAAGTTCCAGTGTGGACATATAACACAAAGAAAAACCTACTCAGATGATGTCCCTGTTTGTATAGAATGTAGAGAAATACGAAGAGAAACTATCCTGAATGAAACCGGAGCTATAAAAGTAAATGAAGGTTTTATTTTGAAATGTGGTCATTTGGCTAAGACGGATATGTATGAAAGAATTCCAAATTTTGCGTGTACTCATTGTAGAAACGAATTACAGATTGCCAAATTTGAGAAAAATGGATTAAAATTTGTTTCCAATAATGGACATCACGAGAGAATATATGAACTTCCTTGTGGTCATACAAAATCCTTACGTACTACTCAATCAAATAAAAATATTATATGTGCTATTTGCAATGAAACATATTACAATAAACCTTCTGATCTTTACTTGCTAATTTTATTTACTGAAAATGGTGGATGCTTAAAGTTAGGTATGTCAAATGACTTATTTGAACGTATTGATAATTACAAACTAAAGAATATACCTGTAATGGTTTTAGATCAAGTTCAAATTGATACTGCTGCAAGATGTGTTGCTATTGAAAAAGCACTACACAAGAAGTACAAAGAGTTTAGAATAGACCCATTGATAATGAAACAAGTTATGGAATGTGGTTTTACTGAATGTTACGATATTTCAATAATGCGTAAGTTGCAGGACGAATTAACCACCATAAGAAAAGAGCCTTATGCAGGTTATACAAAAAGGTATAAAATTCATGAATAATTTAGTTTTCTCTCCGGCTTCCGAACCACAGTCTCAATTTTTGACGAGTTCTAGTTGGTTCACAATATACGGTGGTGGACATACGCGCCTCCGTTTAAAACCTATTTAATTCGGTGAAACCCTAACGTAAAGTCGAGGGCAATACCGAGCCAAGCGAAGGCCCTTTATTGGGCTTTTGGCGTGTGTAGAGACTAGCCGTAAGGCGTAGGGTTCGAGCGAACTCGAAACAGTAGGATGCTTAATTGCATAAGATATAGTCCGACAACATCAGAAATGGTGGAAGTACAGTAGCGCGTACAGAACCGAAAGGCAGCTTTCGCAGGCAAGAGTATGTGCTTACTCGGAAGTATGCTCCCAATTATAAGTGACCCCGGAACAAGGGCGGTCATTATTCGTAAGACTACTAAGATGCTTTCAGGCTCTGGTGGATTATTTGATGCTGCAATTAATTTGTACTCAAAGATAGACCCAAAAATGAAAGTAAAGAGTAGAGACTTAACTATTGTATTTTCATCAGGTGCAGAATTACAATTCACATACCTAGATAAGCCAGCAGATAGGATGAATTTGCAAGGCCGAGAGTACAGCAGGATCGGGCTAGATGAGGCACAACAGCTTGACGGTGAGAACGTATTTTATGCTCTATCACGATTAAGGTCAACTAGAGTATCTTACCCTTTGCAAGCCCATGCTACATGCAACCCTGATCCTAATTCTTTCTTAATGCCCTTCGTAGAGCATATGCTAGATGATCACATGGTTCCAATTAAGCAGAAAATCTACAACGAGCGGTACTTCGTTAAGGATACATCAGGTATTGCTTTCTACGACGATATTGAAGAAGCATACAAGGTGCATGGTAAAGGTAAAGAAAACCCTGTTAAATCATACAGATATGTACCCGGTTCGATTTACGATAATCCGATCGGTTTAGCTCAGAATGAAGGTTATATTTCTACCCTGAAAGCCCTACCTCCTGTAGAAGCAAGGCGACTACTGCACGGAGCTTGGGTTCGTGAACAGAAAAGTGGATTCTTCAGAAGAGCTTGGGTTGGTTTTGTCGATCACCCAAATGTCAGAGCTAAACGTAGATGTAGAGCTTGGGATCTAGCATTTTCAGAAGTTTCTGAAGCAAGACCACGTGTTGATGCTAGTGCCGGAGTTCTTTTGTCCAAAGAGGAAACAACCAGTCAGTATACCGTTGAAGATGTTATTACTTTGCGTAAGCGGGTCCATGAGGTTGAACAAGCTATTTTTATGGCAGCAGAACAAGATGGTCGTGATTGTATTATCGGATTACCCCTAGACCCCGGAGCTACTGCTGGTGCTTATTGCAGAAACTTAGCTAAGACCCTAGGCGAACGTGGCTTCATTGTTAAGTTGATCCGTCCAGATAAAGGTAAGTTACAACGATTTCTACCTTTTGCATCAGTTGCAGAAGCGGGGTTTGTTAATGTGGTTAGAAGTGGTTGGACTGAGAACTATATTAACGAGTTAGAGCAAACAGAATTTGGTAATAAAACATTTGATGACCAAGCTGACGCAACATCCGATGCATTTTATATATTGAACCAAGTTAGTATTATTCCTGACTTTACATTAGGAAGTGCTGGGTATACAAGTACAACACCCGTCCTTAACTTCAACTCAAGTACCACCCCGATGCAATCGTTTCAATCATTGCCAACTTTCAACTTTTAATTAGTCAATTAGTCAGTTAGATAGTGCGCACTAAAGAATATAAAGGAGCCAAATGGCAACAAAAAAGAATACCTCAGTAATGGACAACCCAGAACGATTCAAAATGTCCGAAGCAGGGTATCTTGGATTGTCTATATTCAATGGTGTGTCCAATGAAGAACTAAAGAAAGAGTTGAACTTTCCATACAGTATCAGGACGTACCGTAATATGTCCTATCATTCTTCAATCAATTCAGCGTTGACTTTATTTGATAACTTAATCGGTAAAGCTACGTGGTCTATGGTGCCACCTAAAGATGCTACTGAAGAAGAAAAGAATCAGTGCTTAATCATTGAGCAAATGATGCATGATATGGAAGGTACATGGCCTGAGTTCATTCGTGATGTGCTTTCAATGAACCTATATGGATTCTCAGTGCATGAGAAGGTGTACCGCAAGCGATTCAGAAGTAATGGCTCTAAGTACAATGACGGTATTATTGCTTGGAAGAAATTACCTATTCGCTCTCAGGAGACTATCGAGAAGTTTATCTTCAGTCAAGATGGTAATGACTTAGTTGGTGTTAAGCAGAACCTTTCTGGTATTGACGATAACTACAATAGATTCAGTCAGAGACTACAGAATGAAGTAACCTTACCTATGAGTAAAGTTCTGCATTTTAGATCAGGTAAACACAGAGGTGATCCATTTGGTAAGTCACCGCTTCGAGATGCTTATCTAGCATGGAGATTCCTTACAGCACTTGAGGATTTAGAAGCTACAGGTGTATCCAAGGATTTGAATGGGTTACCTATCTTAAGTATTCCTCCTCAGTATCTTAGTGAAGATGCAAGTCCTTCGCAAAAAGCAATCAAGGCTTATTACGAGAATGCTATGCGTAATTTGCAGATGAATCAGCAGTCAGCAATTATTTTACCCAGCGTTTTTGACGAAGTAAGCAAACAATCTCTTTTTAAGTTAGAGTTACTTTCAGTTGATGGTAAGAAAGCATTTGATTTGAATAAGATCAAGGACTATTACAAGAATTTAATAGTTACCAGTTTATTTTCTGAGATAAATTCGCTTGGTCAATCACAAGTTGGCTCTTTTGCGTTAGGTACTTTAAAAAATACTATGACTGGCATGGCCGCCGAAACGATGATCAAAGTTATTGCGGAAGTGCTTAATAGTGATTTAATTAGACAGACGTATGAATTAAATAATTGGCCTATTGACAGAATGGGTTATTTAGATTATGATGGACTAGATACCAAAGACTTGGAAAGTGTATCAAAAGCGTTTCAAAGATATTCAAGTACAGGATTACTTGAACTAGATCGTGAAGTTCTTAATTCTGTTCGTAATTCGCTTGGAATTGATGAACTTCCAATGGATCAAGCCCCACAACTGGATATTATCACTGGTAATACTTCAAGATCTGGTGACGGTCTAACAAGTCCAAGCGGAGTTGGAACAAGCACTACAGTCTCTGGTGATGATACAAGTTCTAATAATTTAGAAAATGTTTAATAAAGTAAAGCTAGGATGAGAAGTAATTAACTCGTCTAAAAAGAAAGATTAGTTACCTTTCCTGCTTTTACTTACTTTAGTAACTCCTTAACTAGGATAAAATGATAAAAGTAATAAAAAGATTTCAAATAAAACTTAATCATTGTTATGTTTATATCCATCGAAGGATTTCAAATAATGAAGTATTTTATGTTGGTAAAGGGACTAATAATAGGTGGTCCAAAACTGATCGAAATTGGCGATGGAAGGCGATTGCTAAAAAGCACGGAGTTTACTGCGAAATAGTTGCCAATTCTTTAAATAATAATGAAGCATGTATTCTTGAAAAGAAACTTATTACTTGTTACGGAAGATTAGACAAGACTACAGGCACTCTCTGTAATCTTACTGACGGTGGAGAGGGAGTCGTAGGGTGCAATCTCTCTGAAGAAACACGTGAAAAACTAAGAGTAGCATCAAGGAGAACAGTGAAAAATCGCTCACGCCTTCTAATGAAGAAATTAATTATGGATGAAACAGTCTGTTTTGAAAGTACAGTAGAGGCTACTAACTACTTAAAGGACTCTAATACATTTGCTCAAAGTACACATGTTTCTAGAGTTGCTAATTTAAAAGCATTAAGCTATAAGGGGCACATCTTTAGGTGGGTTGGTCAAGATATTACAGAGTTCTATCTCAAAAGAAATAATATGATTTTAGATATGAAAAATAATATGTTACTTGGCTCACTAAAAGCGAGAGCGTTGGACCGTGTTACCTCTGTAATTTGTTCAAGTGGGATTTGTTTTAAGACTGTGAAATTAGCAAGTGAATATTTAGTTAGTATTGGAAAAGCTAAAACTATTTATAGTGCAAAAGCATGTATTAACGCCAATATTCGAGGTGAAGTTAAAATGGCTTTCGGAGAAATATGGCAAAAATTATGATACAAAATCCAAGTAAAAAGGTTAACTATGACAGCATTTAACGTAACCCTAGAAATAGACCAAGGTAGTACATTCAGTAAATCATTCACATGGAAAACAGGTGATCCTGCACTTCCTGTTAATCTTACTGGTTGTACTGCCAAGATGCAGATTAGACCTACTGCTAGCTCAAGTACAGTTATCTTGGAGTTAACTACTGAGAACTCAATGATTACCCTTGGTGCAGCATTAGGTACTGTAGTGCTTACTGTCAGTGATGAATTGACAAGTACATTACCTACATCAACAGCAGTGCATGACTTGAAGATTTACTTCAGTGACGGTACTTCACGTAGATTACTACAAGGTGTTGTCTTAGTTAAACAAGCAGTAACCAAGGAAGCGTAATGACTTGTATTACTGATGTTGTATTGACTGAAAATCAAGAAGTAATACAGGAAGTAATCACTCAGTACGAAGTCCTAGATGCTACTCA